ACTGCAATGTTGGGCTTGGACACTTAAGAGAAAGCCCAAAGATTTTATTGGTTAGTTTTTTTTATTTAATTAAGTTTAGGATCAAATCAAGATGCTTGGACTTGGGACAGAAGTTATACTCGCTATTGGCGGTAATCTCGTGGGCGTCTTTTCGGGCTTGGTCGCGAATAGCCAGAAGGCAAAAGCAGACCAACAAAAGCTGATGATGGAACGGCTCGCCTTTGATGTTGAGCATATGAAGGCCAGAGCAGAAATTGCCGACAAAGAATTCAAAGTAAGAACACAAGACAGATTCTCGAGCGCAACTCGACGTGTACTTGTGTTAGGATTTTTGGCGATGGTTGCATTTATTAGTCTCGCGCCAATGTTTACGCCAATCGATATTGCAGTGCCAGTTGAGAAGTCATCTGGTGGGACTTATTTGTTTGGATTAATTGATACAACAAAACGATGGACAGAATGGGAAATCATTCAAGGCGCAGCAATGTTCCGTTCGTCGTATGATCAGATCATGTTAATGATTTTTAGTTTCTATGTAGGTAGTTCAGCAGTTAAACGTTAAAGGAGATAGTTATGCCAATGGTTGGAAAGAAAAAGTATCCATACACTAAAGAAGGAATGGCTGCGGCAGCAAAAGCCAGAAAGAAAAAAGTAGCAAAAGGCAAAAAGAAAACAAAGAGAAGTTACGCATAAAAAAAGAGAGCCTAAGCTCTCTTTGCGCATAACCATTTAAGGAAATGCATATGCTTGAAATTGTTTTTAGTTTTTTAGCATTGTTTAACTGTTATCCGCAAGAAGCAGTAATTACGCCATCAAATGATACGTTTTTCCTAGCAGGAGAAATTGGCGTCGTTTATGTCAGACCAGATATGTACAAAGATCACGTCTTAGTTCATGAGTTGTATCACCATTGTCAATGGGAATGGGCAGGCAAAAAACCGGCACAAACTTGGCATGAATGGCGAAATCGTGAATCAGAAGCAATACGAGTAGAAACAATTTATTTAGAAAATAGCACATAAAAAAAGCCCTGCTCAACAGGCAGGGCCAAATGGAGGAGAATCAAAAATGACTAACCGAGCGAGTTATATGTTTCATACACTCGCTCAACGTTATTATAGCCGTATTTCTTAGCTAATGTCATAGCCTCTGAGTCTCGATATGTTTTGCCATCAATAAACGTAAACAGTTGTTCGCCTTTATCCCATTTGTTTAGCGCTACCATGTAGTACGGCCCAAACTTAATATGTTTGATCCGTTTATTAAACTTCCTCAGATTTAGGCTAACCACTAAACACCGCCTGAAGCCCTAAGAACACGGCAATTAAAACCAAGACCACCAACAATGCGCCAATGAGCCCAACATTGTTAATGGTGGAAAATAAGAGCGCATTACGATCTGGATCTAACTGTATTAGATCTTTCTCAATCTCGCCGGTGTAGAACAATTTCTCTAAGCGCATTTTATTCGCATCATTCGGCAATGAATTGCCTGCCTCCCAGTTGGCAACTTGCCTCGAGGTCACGCCAATTATGTCGGCAAGCTGCTCTTGTGTCAGTCCAACTTTAATTCTAAGTCGTTTAATGTTGTCAGCGCTACGCATATTCTTTGTTAAATTTTTATCCGCCATCATCTTTCTCCTCAATAAAGTCCTCAATTTGTAACTTTGCATCTTCAAATCCTGCCGTGACTATAACATTTTGGTTAATACTTTGTAAATAATTGTGCCAGTCTTTCTGTTCCGGTGATATTCTACCGCCACTAGCTTTCTTCATCTCGATCCACAGCATCCACGCTGGAACGTACAGGTCTGGGACTCCGCGCATGACTCCCTCGGCCTTTAAGCGTGCCGCAGTCGCGATATTTCTTTGACCGCCGTTTGGTATTGCGATGATCCTTATACCTTTGTAGTTTTTCCGAAACCAACTTACAAATTCTCTTTGCTCAACGTGTTCAGATCGACCAGTTCCTTTTGAGGACGCGGTAGTATTTGCCTTCCTTCTTGTAGAGTATCTCATGCGGTGCCTTCCCTTGATTCATGATAGAACAAATTTCATCAAGCGATGACGTCTTAAGTTTCTTGATATCAACTTTAGACTCTGACGCAATTTCAGCCAGTTTCATGGCGGCCTTGGTTCCGGCATAGCCAAAGTGCGTTAATGGAAAATATTCTGATATCACTGGATCACTGAGAATGTTCGAGTAATATTTAACCTTAACCATTTCTTTTCCACTTGCCCGAGATAGATGCTTTGACCAATTCCAAGACTCAACTACGAGATCATTGCCTGCACTGCCCATTATATCGACGTCTGACAGTCGATACTTCTTCTCTTTTGGCTCTGGGAACTCATATCCGCAGTCTGGGCAGACTTTTACAGCTGGCGCGATCAAACTGTCACACTCTGGGCAAGTCTTTACTGGCGCCTCTCCAGTGCCTTTACCGGCCTTGTTTGGCGGCTGCACATTTGTGATCGGCCCGTGCATCTGTACAACGCCAGCAAAATCTAGCACCAAACAGTGATCGGTGTGGCTCTTAATGCGCATACCACGCCCAGCCATCTGCACATACAGCCCAGCAGACATTGTGGGCCTGATCATGGCGATTAAGTCGATGTCTGGATAGTCGAAGCCGGTGGTCAATACATTGGCGTTTGTGAGCGCTCTGAGGCGTCCAGACTTGAAGTCGGCAATCATGCGCTCTCGCTCGATCTTAGGCGTCTCTCCGGTGATGCACTCCGCAGGGATGCCAGAGTCCACCAGCATATCTTTAATGGCGTGAGCGTGGTCTACGCCAGCGCAAAAGAACAACCACGCCTTACGGTCGCCAGCCAATTTAATCACTTCGCGCACGACTTCCGCGTTTGTGTGCGACTTATTTACAGCTGCTTGCAGTTCTTTCTCGATGAACTCGCCGCCTCGACGGTGTACGCCTTTAACGCTCAGTTGCGTTCCTGTCAGTTTAGAGCGCAGCGGTGCGAGGTATTTATCCTCGACCAACGCCTCGATGCTGGTCGGCTCGATCAGGTCATGGAATATGCCCTCGTCATCGGTCAGCATCCCGTGACCGAGTCTGTACGGCGTCGCAGTCAATCCGACAACGCGCAGCGCAGGATTAATAATCTTAAGCGCATCAATTAGTTTACGGTAACTGGTATCCGTGTTATGGGATATCAGGTGCGCTTCGTCGACAATCATCAGGTCAATATGCCCTATTTCGTGGGCCTTGTTTCTGATAGACTGAATCCCAGCAAAGGTGATTTTGCAATGGGATTCTTTACGCCCAATTCCTGCAGAATAGATGCCGAGCGGTGCGTCGGGCCAATGCAAAAGCATCTTTTCAGCATTCTGCTCGATTAATTCCTTGACGTGCGTCGCCATTAGTATACGAGTGTCAGGCCATCTTTTTATCGAGTCCTAACATATCGCTGCTACGACGTGCGACTTTCCACTTCCGGTCGGCAAAACAATGCACGGGTTCCCGTGCCTGTTAAACCGAAACCATTCGTAGAGCTGATCAATCGCTAATTTCTGGTACTTTCTTAGCATCTAATTTGTCCAGTTCATCGGTCACAAGTTTTGCATAGCCCTCTATGTCGAGCCATGAGTCACGAAGGAAGTAATTGCCGCACAAGATCCGAGCCAGTTTGTTGCATATCATGTCGAGACTCTCGTTCATGTACGCTGGCATCGTTTTGTAGTTTGGCGACTCTCGAATGGTTCGTTTTAAGAGCTGGCTGGTTTTACTAACATAAGTGTAATGTCCGTATTGCCCGTGACGCTCGGCTAGTGTTTCTATTACATTATTTTTAAGCATTTACTTTCTCCCTTAATATCATGTTGTACTCATTTACTTTTGCTTTTGAAACAAAACTTGGATTGAACTCAAGTTTATTTTTTTTAAACGGTCGGTAATCAACGTGGTGATGCCATCGATTAAATCGCCAAACAACTTTTGCAACGTCTGGATGCATCTCGGCAAGCATTTGGCTTTTATCTTTTGTGCCGTCTGACTTGTAAAACTCTTTGGTGTTGCCGCCGCTCATTCTTTGCGTTGTAACTTTTCCTTGCAGGAATGCGTTAAATTGAATTGTGCAAAGTCCATCTTTTAAAACGCGCAAAGATAAATCTGTATCTTCGTTGTAACGTCCACGCCATCGATATGGAATGTTATTTTTTATCAGTAAGCAGCTGTAAATTCGCGTGTTCAAAACAAATGGCGGAACAGCATCGGTAGATTTCACAAATGAATAGTAATTAGGGCCAGAGATAGCAACGTTGGAATATCTCTCGGTAAAATCTTCCATGCATTTAAAAATTGTGCCGGTGTTTGTTTCCCATTTTTCATTTCTATTTAAACGATGGAACGCATCCAAGTTATCGTCCATGACCCAGTGATACCGATGACCAGAATCGATGGAATGATCCCATGCAAAATTTCGAGCAGGGCCGGGCCCTGTTCTCGCGTCACTTTCTTTAGGCCAGAACGTATTGTATTCAGCTTTGTATTGTCGAGGCAGGACAAGTATCTTTTGCCTGTCAATTACTTTTGCATACTCATTGTATTCATCGTGCTCGACAATAATAAAGTACGGCACTCTCATATACTCAAGCGCCTTCGATGTTAACCGAGAATCCCATCTGCCTTTTGACACAATGTAAATTGGATACTTAGGATTCATCCTGCCACTCTTTAATTAAACTTCTAAAATGAGACTTGTACGGATGCCATATGCTTTTTGTTTTTGGCGTCAACTTTTGTCCAATCATTTTTGCAAATTCGTTTAAATCTTTTTCTGAATTAAAACGAACCGTAATTTGCGCAAATGGTTTTTGTTTTTCCTGAATGAACTCAGGCATATCAGTCCAATGATTTTCGGACTCAATTAAATTTAATTGCTTAGTCATCCTGATATCTTTCCCCCAAAGTTAGATCTTAGGTTTCCAATAAACTCGTCTGGACTCAGACAAGCATCCGTATTGCTAACAAGCTCACTGCTTGCAAAACAATCTTCTCCATTGCCGTTCTTAATGAACTGACCGTTAATCTCGAACGTAACAACGTTAGGATCGTCGCCTTCCATCCTCGACCAAGGCACAACGTCCTTGTGCAATATGTGATCGTCGCATCCTTTATGTTGAAAATCTTCGGGGATGTTGTCCGAGTTGTGTCTGTTACACGTCCAAGTGCCGTTGTCTTTCGGCTCCGAGTGGGCGCACGTCCGACAGTTAATTTGTTTTGTTGGTTTGTTCTCGTGGCAGATATGTTTCGCCGGACACATCTTGCAAGCAAACCAAGTTGGATCGCTCGACAATCTTGGCGGCGCTTCCATCGAGGTCGCAACCCATTCTCCCTTGCGCAGTAAACGCTCGGCAAACTCTTTGTCGAATTCAACAATCTCGGTGTACATCTCGTCGTTGTCCTTGCACACGGCGACATACAATGCTTTGTGTATTTCTTTTCCAAGCATATAAACCTGCATCTGTGCGTAGTGCATAGGCTTGGACTCTTGAACGCCTTTCCTCGACACGGCGTCAAAAGAACGTTTGTTGTGCGTTTTAAATTCTGCTAAAAATTCTTCCATCTCATGATTAGGAACGCCGCTCTTAATCACGCCATCAACTGATCCGCTAACGTGTCCGCCAAAATCAACTCTCGCCTGATTGTTTCCAACGTCTCGGATATCGATGCCGATTGCTCGCAGGTCACTGACAATGGTGCGTTCCTCATCGTGGCCTCGACGAAAGAGGCGGCGGATACGACCGGGGAAATTCTCCGCGAACGTCCACCGGAACATATACCAAAGATATCGCTCGCACTTATGCCCGAGCAAAGAGCCGCCCATATGCCCACGCTGCGTATCAGTTTTCTCTTGGTGGTATCTGTCGATCAGCTCTACGATTTTGCTCATGCGTTTCCTTAAAAAAAGAGGGCCGAAGCCCTCTGTTTATTTAGCCCAAGGCGCAGTTGCACCGTTGGATTTTTTAGGCGGCGTTGGCATTTCAGATCCACCGTCCATTGGTTTCCAGTCTTTAACATCATTGCTCGCAGGCCACTGTTCAGTTGCAGCTCTAATTGTGACTTTGACTTTAAGATCCATTCCGACCAGCTCATCGCTGTCTTTCGGTAACGCAGTCAAGCCGCCAGCCATTGCGATCTGGCTTAACTGTTTCCTACCAATTCCTTCAGCTGCTGCGCTTTTATTGTTGATAGTAATGTTTCCGAAGATAACTCGACCACTATAGTCACCACCAATAATATCATACCTAACAGCAATATAGCGCCCGTTTCCGGCCTTGGTTACTTTAATCTCAGCGCCCATAATGCGAGCGTCGTACCAGCCGTCAGGCACTGGTGAATACTCTCGAGGTGAATCGTCTTGCACGAGATCCCAATTATCGAATTCTAAATCCATGTTTATTTTCCTTTTTCGTTTGTGATTGCAAATGATGGTCTGCTCGGCGTCGTTGTTATGGCGTCTAACAGAGGTTTGGTAATTGTCTCGTCCGCGTTGCGCCAGCTCTTCATATCTAGCTCTGGCTTCCAACGGAACAAAGTGCTTAAGTGATCCGACAGGCCATGCTCTTCTGCCAGATCTTGTAGTTTTCCAGAATCAATCTTG